ATGAAGTGGCTAAGATCTCTATTTAACATTCCTTTTTTATATAGGATCTCATCAAAGATATAAGCCTCATTCCATTTATATAGATTTATGACTACGCTCGGATCTACCGAATATCCAAAGTCAAGGCCTCCACAAAGGATCCTAGCCTCCTCCGGTATTTTGTCAATAGGTTTCCAATCCGGTATGCAAGCTCCCTCTAAGCTGCCTATCTCTCCTAGTCCGTATACTTTCCACCAATTAGCCCAATATGTAGAGGTCTTAGCTTTGATCTTAGCTTTCTCTATTTCTTTTATTATAGTCTCGGGTAGGCTATTATTATCTTTATAAGTAAGAGTTAAAAAGTCTGTATCCTCTTGGCCTATTAATTCTTTATCTACCCAAAATAAATTAGTAGGATTATAGTCTAACCAAATATTATTAGAAGTCCTTACGCTTAATTGTTGGTAGCTTTCAAAAGATATATTATTGCACTCATTAATAAATAGATCCGTACGTCTAGCTCCTCGTAATCTATCCGGCTGATCTGTGCTGAAAAACTCTATATATGATCCGTTGCTAAATTCGTATTTTAAGGTAGTCTTATTATACTTTCTATCGTCGTACCTATTGAGACTCTTTAAAATGTTTAAGAAGTCCTTTAAAGCCCCTCTACGTAAGTGAGGGATAGTCTCTGATACTATACTTATTTCTTGTCCTTTATTTCTTATAGCATAATCTATTAGGATTAATAATATAGCTATTGTTTTTCCGGCCGACGATCCTCCTCTTATAATTCTTATTCTACTGTTTAATTGTCTTAGTTTATTTAGAGCTAAGGTTTTTTCTATTTGCATTTAATCAATAAATAAAGGCATATCCTCGTTTATATGTATATCTTTAGTCTCTTTTGGTTTACCGTATCTATAACCTAAATACAAGCCCATAGCTCGCATATCTCCGCTTAGAGCTTTTTCTCCCAACTTCTTAATAACCTCCTCTTTGTTTATTATACTATCGAGCTTATCTATTAGGTCTTGCTCCTGTTGTTTAGGCTTTCTGCCCGCTCCTTTTCTTTTACCTCCGTGTTTACTCATCTTGAAAAAAACTTGATTATTCAAGTTATATAACGAATATAATTTAATTTTTTAATTCTTTATAATGTTTTGGATATGGTTGTTCTTTTAATAAGCATTTTTTCTTTTCTCTTTTATCTAAAAACTTAATATATCTAAACTGTCTTAATGTTTTTTTTATTCCTTTGTCAAGGAGTCCTCTTTGTTCTAAAACTTTTTTCTTTTTTCTTTTACTGTTATTTACAACGTTGTTGTGATAAATCTCTCCCTCAAACTCATAAAATATACTATCGTGTTCTCCATAATAACTAAATGAACAGGCTTGATAAACAATACCATAACCCCCGCATCTCTCATCTGCAAAAGTTTGAATCCATTTGACGGTAGGATATTTTTTTTTTATGTATTTTATTGAATAACTTATAGCTCTACTTTCTGCATACTTTAGACAATTATCACTTATCCACATTCTATTTAATTCTTTGTATTCGTTAAATTCAGAATCTTTAACTATATTACTATGACTTCTCGGGTTCATAGCGTATCCATATTGCAAAGCCCCCATTAATTTTTCTTTATAAAAAACTCCAAGATGAATATGAGTGTGAGCATCATTACAAACTTTTTTACTATAATGGTTTTCAATTATTATTTTTTTACTTGTTTCTTTTGGAATTTCTTTTATATAAAAATCTGTTGTTCCAAAACCTATACATTCACTTTCTCCCCAAAGACTGTTTTGGGTTGAGTATATATATCTTTTGTTACCTTTCAATTTATTTTAGTATAATTAAGTATATGCTTTTTGGTTTCTATTAAGCATTTATTTCTTTTTTTATTGCTGCTAAATTTTATAGGTATCTTTATAGTTATATATTTAGGTTTAAAGTATCTCTTTATTTTCTCTATTAATTTCATCTCTTAGGTTTATTTTATCTTTTGGATCTCTATTTCTATTGTACTGATCTACAAACCATTTATCGTCTTTTTGCTCTAGTTCTTTTTCTAAGTTAGCTAAAGCTCTCCAAGCTACTTTTGCTGAGTGTAACATTCCGTCGGTATCTGTCTCTCCGGCTTGGAATAAATGTCTCGATAAAGCGTCTAGCTCGTCGGTACTTTTAGATCTATCCCAATGTAAAGGTTTGTCGGGGTGGTGTTGTTGGTTTCCTGTATAAGAAACTCTAGCTACCTCCGCTAAGGCTTTTGGAAAGTATTTTATAAGGCCTGTAAATATTGGGATCTGTTTTCTTTTATCTTTATTAGTTTCCATTTACCATTCTTTAGACATAAGATCTAATTTTTCTTTTACTAGATCTTTTTTTTCTTTTGGGATCCTAGATACTAATTTAACTAGAGGATCCTCTAATTTCTTTTGTAGGTTTATATATTTCGTTTCTAATCTATCTATTTTATCTATCTCCTCTTGAGTCTCCTCTACAAATTTAAAGTCGTTTAAAATGCTTATAACGTCCTCATTTGTTTTATACATATACCATTTATTATAACTGTTAATCAGAGTTGCGTGATTTACCGGCCAACCTTGAGCTTTGTAAAACTTGGCTATTTTTTCCCACCTCATTTTAAGTTTATCTCTAAGTATATAACAAAGTAATCCTCTATGTTCTATTACGTTTCTTTTCCTAGATTTATTAAAGAGATCTATACCGGAGATCTCTGATATTTTATTAGCTATTTCTATTGGTTTCATATTCTTAATTTAAGTAAATTGTAACATTCTATATAGCGTTGTTTTCCTTTGCCTTTGTGTTCTTTTAAAAAAAGCTCGTATAATTTCTTTGTATATTGATATTTAGTCTTACAGTCTTTTAGATATTTCTTTGCAAACGCTTTACCTTTTCCGTAAAAGTAATTGACATTATCTGCGGTATCCCCTATTATCATTTGCTCATAAAAATTATATAATGCCTCTTCCGGAGTTAGATCTAATACCTCTTTTTTATTGTAATTATATATCAAAGCGGGAAACTGTTTATAGTCTTTATCTATACTTACTATTAATACGTTTTCTCTCCCTATCTTTTTTTGGAGGTTATTCCATTCTCTAGCTACTAGATCGTCAGTTTCTAGTCCCGCTCCTTGAATACTATTATAAGTTTCTTTTACGTATTTATGAAGAGGATATAATAAAGGAGGTTTCTCTTGTTTTTTTCTGTTCGCTTTATATTTAGGAGTTATTAGTTTCCTAAAATTTCCGGCGGATCCCGAAAAGGTTAGCACGCTTTGAACGTCGTAGATCTCATCTATATCGTTTATAATCTTCATAAATTGCTCGCTATATTTATCCGTTGCATCTTCTATCTCTCTGTAATATATATCGTCGGGCTTTTCCCCGTTTACTCTTGTACGATAACAACTAGCAAAGATCAAAGAGTCAGCGTCAAATAATACTATCATATATTAAGTATAATATTATTAGTAATAATCCTATGAATGATATAGCGGTTGCTTTCATAGTTTCTGAATATCTCTTATCGGATCTACCTTGTCTAGATCTATACTGTCTTGGTTTATCTATTTTAATTTTATCCATTTTACTTTTTATTCTAGTAAAACCTTTCTCTCTAAAATAGTTCTCGTTTAAATATTCGAGATATTTCATAACCTTTCTCTTTTAAGAATTTAATATATTTTTTTTCTTTTTTAATCTCTTCTCTACAATCGTGAGTAACTTGATTTTCTATTGGGAAGTGTTCGTATGCCATAATTAGTGTTTTTGAGTTACTAATATAACGATTTATTAACAAATAATTTAATTAGTATTTAAATTAATTATGGACGCCCAATTTTCTTTCAAGAGATACACTTCTTTTTTTACTTTCCTATTGTTCCAAATTGTAGTAGACGGACAATATAGTTTTACCGGATCCGGCATTTCTAAAGAATCTAACCAATACATATAGTTAGCTTTAGGATCATTAACAAAATATAGCTTAACAATATCCTCCGGAAGTTTCATTAATACGTCGTACTTATATTTTTCTAGTAGTTTCTCCTCATAGTATTTATCTCTAAATTTCATTTCAATAACTACCTTTCTATTTTTTGGACTTAGTCCCTCAGCGTCCCAACTCTTATCCTCGTCTCCTATCCATTTAAGATCCCAACCCATTATATTAAGGATCCCTACTACGGCCTTTTCCCATTTATGAACTTCCTTAATTTCCATTTTCCCAAATCTTATTTAAATCTTGTATCCATTTATTAATTTCTTTGGGTTTGCACGTGCAAGGATAATATAATTTATGTTCGTAATATTTTGAGTGGAGCTGACAAACCAATTCATATTCGGCTCGGGATATGACTGACTTCTTACCCATTCGAAATTTTTTCCAATTTTTTCTGTCATCTTTATTAAATTTCATTTCCGTTTTATTTTAAATTCGTTGAGCTTGCGTTTTCTATCGTCGCAGCCGCAATCGTCATAACCTAATTTGTTGGCTATGTAAGTAGCTATTGTTTTGCCTTTACCAAATGTAATTATATTAATTATTTTTTCTACTAAGTCTCCAAGTTTCATAACAGATCTTTTATTTTTTCTTTTATTTTATTATAAGTATTGTACAAAGAGTAATAAGGGATCCCCGACTTTCTAGACAACTCAGCTATACTATAACCTCCATTTATAAGCTCGAAGACTTTACGATCATACCAATAACAATCCTCTAACTCTTTTTGAATGAGATCCCATTTACCTTGATAATCTATAAATGAGTCAGCTTTCCCGTCTCTGTAATAATTTCTTATAATAGTAACGTTTTTATTTTTTCTTACTAGATCTATAAACATAGTTCTAAGAGTTTTAAATATATAGTAGTAATTTACGTCTGCGGATCCGTAAGATATGTCTAGGCCTTTATCTAATTTTTTCATAATCTTTATATACATTTCAGAGACTAGATCTTTAGCCGTTTCCTCATCAAGCCCAAAAGACTTAGATATATCTATCCAATCTTTATGTTTTTGATAAAGTAAATCCATATATTTATTTCTATCCATAAACTACGCTAAAGGATCATACTGATCATTTATATAAGGTAGTCCTATTTCATTTACGGAAAAACTAAAACTCTCAAAGGCATAATTTCTAGACCTTGAACATTTTACGTTTATCTTATCTTGGTTTGACGGGTTTGTTGCTAGTTCTATTTCTGTCTCTACTTTTTTCATTAATGCGGATCCTAAATGCCCCGTCGCTTTCGTGGATCCATAATTACTATGAATAACGGTTAATATAGTACAATTATATTTAGCCGTCCATTCCATTAATTTTTGAACGGTATAGTTAGCGTCCTCTAAAGAGTTTACGTCGTTACAAAGATCCGCTATGCCGTCTATTACAACCATACCTATATTATGTTTTGTTTTTAAACAATATTCTATAAATTCTATTCGTGTCTTTGGGAATAAAGATCTCAAACTGTAAATATGATAGCAGCCTAGAGATCCCTCGCTCATCTGTATAATTCTACGTCCTACTCGTTGAGTATGCCAACCGCCCTGTTCGGTGTCAAAGTGTATTAAACAACGTCCGTTTCGGTGTCCTTTAATCTTACCTCCGAATCTATTTTTGCCGCTTAAATAAATTGACGCTAACAAAGATATAAAAAAAGTCTTTTTACTTTTTGGCGGAGCTGAGATCATTACGATATTTGTATACGTGCAAATAGGCACGGGCAGTAATTGATCCCCTTGATTTGATTTAATTAATTTTTCTCCAAGAGATAAAGCTACCGGAGGATAGCAAAGATCCTTTTTGGTATCGACCAAAAGATCCCTCTCTAATTGTTGCATTAGTTTAGTGTTTTGTTGCATTATGTCTAAGTTAAAAAAAAAGAGGGAAAGATACGTATACCTTTACCCTCTAAGTTTGATAGTTATAACCCTTATCTCTTAAAATGGTAGGTCGCCTTTGTCGTCTACTGTATCCTCTACCGTATCCTGTTTATTATTTTTATACCATTCCTCGTCTTTAAAAAATTTTAAAGATCCGTCTTTTTGTTCCTCAGAATGACCAACAGAATTTATAGACAAAACCCAACCGTTTAAATAATCTCTATCTTTGTCTTGATTATCTAAGGGCTTAGGTAACATTACGCTAGCATATTGTTTATTCCCATTAGCAAAAACGTAAGGATCGTCTATATTAATTATAATATCTACCTCTCCGTATGTTCCTTGCTTTCCTTTAACCCAATTATCCTTTGGATATTGTTCTATGTTAAAATTTAATTTAGCAAATATTTTTCTATTCATAATTTTAATTTAATTGTTTAATAATTTTATTTAACTCTAATTTAGTGAATTTATCTAAACTATAATTCTCTTCTACTTGTTTTATTGTAGCCGTACCCTCTTGTAATCTTTTGACAATATCTTTATAAGTCTTACTATCAAATTTTAAAGTTGGTAAATGTTTATTAGTAGCGTCGTCGTCTGCGGTATCGTCTAATAAGAATAAGTTTCCTAAAGCGTATTTCTTAGCATAGCTTGAGGCCGTTCCCCATTTCTGAGGCATACTTTGACCGGCTTGGTTAAGATCTACTCCTACTATTGCGGAGGCTTTTATTCTCATTAATCCGTCGTATAAAATAGCTACTGACTCTATTACGTTTTCAGCTACTATCTTTTCTTTTATTCTAACTGATACATTATGTTTAGTTAGATGAGGTTTTAAGGCCTCTAATATATCCTCTGCGGATCTATAATAATATTTACCAAATCTATTGAACTTGGTTTTTTTTGCTTTTAATTCTACTTGAATTTTTGTAAGCGTGTCGTTAAGTGTTTTGGCTTTGCTCATATCTTAGTTTTTCGTTTTCTATTTTTAATTTTTCAAATTGATAATATATATCTTGCCCTAATCTATTTATTTCTTTATATAGGCCTTTGCCTACTTTTTTAAATCTTCGGGATCTAGTTTTTTCTATTTCAAGATCTTTTTTTGTTTTATCTAGCTCTTTTTCTAGAGCCTCTACTCTTAGTAAATTATAATCTAAATTTTGTTTATCGTAATTATGTCTAACGCTCATTTGAAAAGAAATTATCTCCGAACATCATTTCCGAAGTAGTTAAACCTATCATATCAGTTTCCGTCCACGTATATAGATCTCTAACTTGTTTTACTGTAAGCTGACTATAAAATTTATTATTCTTTAAAGTATTTAATAACTCGTTTACTGACGTTGGATACTTTTCTCTGTTTAAAAGTATTTTCTCAATCTTATCGGAGTACATTCTCTCGTAAAGATTTTTAGGCGTTACATCTATAATATAAGCCGACTCCGTGCCGGAAATTATTTGATCCGGACTTAATTTATTTGTGTTCATATATCTAAAGTTTAATTATAAAGTAATAAAGATATTAAATTATTTGTTAAAAACAATAGCTAGGGCAAAAAAAAAAGGATTAAAATTAATTAACCCCTTTTTAACCAAAGACAAATGAACAGCACTAAGTCTAAATTAGTGATTTTTCCATAACTTTAATAAATTCTTTATATCTATTTATTAACGAAATAAGCTCGTCGTTTGAAAACTTTTTTATTTTTTTACTTTCTTGTAACAACTCACTAGCAATATCGTAGCCGTATTCTTTATTTAATTTAACAGAAAACTCATATTGTCTACCTTGATTTCCTACGTTGCAACTATAACATTGTACTCTAGTATTTTTTTCAGACCACCGTAATATATAATGTCGTCTAGAAATAAAATGTCCGTTTTGCATATAATCCTTATAGTGTTTTTGGATCCCGCAAGTATAACAAGTAACTATACCGTTTTTATCTGCATATTTTAGTCGAGTGTATAAACTGAAAAGATTATCTAATTTTTTTATTAGATTTTTTCGACTGACTTTTCTAGGCATTTATTTATCTTGGAATTGTAAGAATTTAGTACCTAGTTCTTTATTTAATTTAGATATTGCTCTGTATATATATCTAGAGTTTTTCTTAACCTCCTCTTTTTCTGTTTTGGTTGAGTCCACTCCTAAAGTTGTATATTGATTAGCGTCAATTTCTAATAGTCTGTCTATTTTAATCTTTTTTTTAATTGTTTTATATCCAACTATTTTGTCTATTGTATCTGTATCAAAACTCATATTGTTTATAAATATAACGATTATTAACAATTATTTTGAAAACAAAGAAAAGAAAAAAGAAAGGACAAAGAAAAAAGAAAAGAAAAATCCCCCCCGAAAAAGAAAATAATAATATTTGCAAGATCCAACAAGAGTGGTTACTTGAAGTTTAGCAGCTTGACAAGATCTGCGGCTTGGCCTACAAATATATAATAATTTTTTTAACGCCCTTGACCTCTATATGGTTTTTTATATTGCTTAGAGGTTTTTAATCTAGATCTATTCTTAGAGTGAGGGTGTGATTTCTTTTTAGGTTTAACGTATCTATGAATAAAATTCCTAGCCATTTTTTTTAACCTTTTCAAAACTACGCCCTCCGAAATAAGCCCCAATGCAAGTTAATAAAACAATTTGGAGCAAATCTGTATGAGACTCTTTTAAATCAAAACTAATCCAACCGGCGTCTATAAATACCATTAAGATAGTTGAGATTACTAAAATTAATAATACTAAAGGCCTTACGTTTTTAGCTAAGAAACTAGAATGAGCTTGAGAATCTAACGCCCAACGTTCGGTAACGTTTTTTTGCATATCGGCCTCAGCATCTATAAAGATCTGATCCATTTCTTTTTGAAATTGAGCTTTCTCCTCCTTGCTATAAGTATGTCGATCTATTATACCGGAGATTTTATCGGCGATATTAGTTCCCGCCCCTCCAAATATTTTTGCTAGAATATCTTTCATATACCTTTATAACGATTAAAAAAGCAATAATTGTAAATATATTCAAATGAGGCTCTCCGCAAAAACCTAATAAGTGTTCTATAAAATGTTCCATTATTGATCTAATAAAATTCTATTGACTGACTTTTGTATGTCTTCTCTAGTAGCTTGGATCTTAAATGATAAGTCTTT